TGTTCCAGATAGGTTCGTTGCCACCCCAGATGCTGGACTTCCTAGTGCTGGAGTCACCATCGTGGCGCTGTTGATCGTCGGGCTGGCCAGCGTCTTATTGGTCAGCGTCTCAGTCCCTGCAAGAGTCGCTGCTGTTCCACTTGCCGCCGGGCCGGTCAGTGTAACCCCGTCAGGAATGGTCAGCGTTGCGCCTGTAGCTGGTTCTGTGATCGTCACCTTGCTCACCTCAAGGGCTGTTGCACCAGAGTTCACCCGAACGGTTTTGCCGCCGTTGCCGGTGATCGTAGGTAGTTTGTTCATGGCGGTTTCGATTGCGGTAAACTCTGAGCGTATCACCGACGAACTTCCTGCCGATCCGGTTGCCGGGTTTCCTGTTACCTCATAGAAATCTGACATGGCTTTCCTTTATCGTAGCGCGCGGCGCGGTGTGTAGTGAAGAATGTAACTGTTCAGGGTGAACGGGTAGATGTAGTCCGTTCCTGAGGTGATCGTGATCTGCACGTTCTCTCCGGTACCGTTCATCTCAATCTCGGTCGGTGAAACGCTTTGTCCGTCCCAGTAAAAACTATCCCAAGTGAACGAATCCCAATATGAAGGGCTGAATGCAGTTTCATACGTCGCGGCAGAAGGTTGTATTTCTTCTGACGATCCATAGGCAAGGCTGTATCCGAACTGAATTGCCGCATATCCGTCGCCAGACATTTCAATGCTTGCCCTGCGGTAACGCTTGATGATTCGCGGCGATCCGGATGCGTTCCAATTGAACTGAGCAAGAGCGTCTATCGCAGCACCGTCGAACGATGAGCCTTTGTCCATTTGGTACACGTGCCCGCCAGTGGCGGAGCCAAAAAACAGAGCTTCGCTGCCGTCGCTCAACTCGCCTTCGCAGGCGCAATAAGCGGCAGTTGGGAATTTGACGATGGCCGACCCCAAGAACTTGCCGTTGACGATGGTGCAATACAACCCGTATCCGTCGCTGAAGAACAGCCGGTACTGGCTTCTCTCCCGACTTAGCGACGAATAAGCCGCTAAATTCCGCTTGGCGTTGATGAACGTCCTGATGTTGTTCGTCAGCGATGCCTGATCGAAGTTGCCGTAGTTCTGTGTAGCATTCAACGTGGTCACGCCACGATCATCCAGAAAGTAGCTCTGCGACATGATCTGTGATGTGTAGTGCAAAGCCCCAGAACCTTGTGAATAGACGATGAAGTTCCAATCAGCAGAGCTTGATCCGTAGAGCATCTTGATGCTGTTGCGGCACAGCACGGCCAAGGTTCCAGATGACTGAGAGCCTGGTTGCACCAGGAACCCGGTTACCGTGTCGCCGGTCGCCAACTCTGCGGCCCCGGCAATCGTGGTGAAGTTGTACGGCTCACCAATTCCAGAATGAAGAACCGAGCTGGCAATCGCGCAGAATAGATGCTCACGGAATACCGCTATGTGTTTTGGGGTGTCCGGCGAAGATCCGGTTGCAATCGGGATGAAGTACGTCCCATCGAACTCAAACATCCGGTTGGCTCCGTCGCAGCCGTACAGCCGTTCGCTGGAAACTTGACCGTAGAAGTTGGCTTTAACGAACTCAAACCGTCCGCCGGTCGCCATGGTAATTGCCGTCTGCGCTCCGGAAAGCGTCAGCGCGCCTGATCCTGTAGTTGTGGCAGCCCCGGCAGCAAGGTTGCCCCCGGTCGTGACGGAGATGATCAGCCGACCGGAATTAACCCCAGACAGCAGCGTTCCAGACTGCAGTACGACCCGGCGGATGGTCGCTGTGACACCGCCTTGAGTCATGGTGTCGCCATCCCCAACGGATGTATTAGCATTAGTGAAAGAGACTTCGTACTCAAACGCCACCTGAGTCCAGCCGGTAACGGCTGACTTATACAGATCTACCGCCGTACCTCCAGCGTTGTCACGGAAGGCATAGACGATGTTGTTGAATATGGTCACTCCGCGGACCGGGCCACTGCCAGGAACTGCCGCTATGTCCGCCCGGTACTGGTCGGCAGAAAGATTCAGGTACTGCGCGTCCAACAAGGATGTGACAGACGAAGCAACCGCCTCGGTGACACCAATTACTGTCGCGCCGACCTGTACCGTCTCCCCGGTCGTGTAAGCGCCGGAAACCTTCGTCAGCGCCATGTAGTTCGAGCCGATGGCTATGATCACTCCGGTACGGCCAGAAGTAACTCCAGTCAGCGTCTGCCCTACTGCTGGGGTGTTGGTGAAGCTGACCACCTGAATGAGCGTGTAACCAGCATCGCTTGGCTTTGCTTGACCCGAAAACCGCTCATATCCTCCAATGCGCGAATACCCAAAAGAAGACGATACTTCGAAGTTTAGGCAGTCGCGTAGAATCCCCGCTTTGAGTTTGAGAGTCGGAGTTATCTGGTCGAGTCCACCCTCGCACGACACCATATCGTAGCGAACCGGAGGCATTTTGATCATACCAGCGGATCTCCAAACTCAAATTCAGGCAAACGGTCATTTTCCATGCGGCGGATGATCTTCTTGTACTCAGTCTCGCCGCGCTGGTACACCTCTGTCGCACCTTCAAACGCACCGTAGCTCATCATGGCTCGGTAGATGATTGCCATTTGGAAGTGAGTTGGCATCACCGGGATTGTGGCATCTGCAGCCATCTCTGTCGGGCAAGTGAAATAATCCCCAGTAACCGTGTATCCAACTACCGGGACAGGCCCAAGGCCAACCGATTTATTCGGTAGAATGGTGAAGAACTTTGGTTGAGACGTGGCGCTACGGTTCGATCCGAATTGGTAGACGTTGCGCCAATTCTCGTATGGCATGAAGTCCATGTAGACCTCGGCATCCGTCCCGGTAGCAGTCAGGTAGTTGCGGAACGAGTCTCGAACCCACATGCCGAAGTTGGTTGTGCCGGCCTGCGCCGGTGTGTAGCTGGCTTGAGATGCAACGGTGACGAACGAGGTTGACGTGCGCAGCCAGTCCCAATCCTGGTGCAGCATCTGAATGTCCATCCATGCAGTGTTGACCCAATTCACAATACGGCCAGCCTCTCCGGTCTGACTCAGCACGGAGGCCGGCCCAGTACCAGATATCCCGCATTCTCTTGCGGTGCGCTGGGCGAGTTGGAGAAAGTTCATTCGCTGCCTTTCAAAATATGGCCGGTTCTATACTCCCAACAGAGCCGGGGTGTTGGTGAAAGCTGCCGTTAGGCAGGCGAGTCTACTGGATTACGAGAATGCTGGAGTAGCAGCGGAAAAAACCGAGCCACAAACGAACCACTCCGTTCCATTACTGTAGATTTCAATCGCAGTGCCAGCTTCGGGTGTGGTGGCGGTCAGCGTCAGATGTGACGTGCCGTTTCCGTAAACAGGGACCGGAGAGGCGACGGCGTTCGAGTCATCCCATGTCACACCGCCGTTATAGAACGATGGAGTAGTAGCGACGATAACCCAGTTCTGCGCTTCGGTAGCAACGCCGCCCATAACGAACTTGTAGCTCAGGCCTGCGGCGATGACCGGCAGGTTAAGCGTAATGCTGTTCGTTTGCTCAAGGATGATGTGGAGCTTTCCGCTATCAGCCGCCAGGACGGTGTAGGGGGTGGCATCAGCAACAAAGACCGGGGCTTGAATGACGCCGCCGCTTATGGTCATCCAACTTCCAGAGGCCATCGAGATTGCGCCACCGGCCTGCACCGTCAAAAGTCCGCCTGTCGGCATAGTGGTGTCAATGTTCGCGTCGGAAGTCCAAACCTTACTGGCCGCAAGAGTGCCTGCTGTAACGCCATCCAGCGTTTCCATTTCAGCCTCGGACAGCACCGCGCTACCGATACCAATCGAAGTGACCGCAGTTAGAGCGCCGCCAATGGTAAGCGCTCCTCCTGTACCCAGGATTGCCGCTTTGGCGGCAACCAAGTTCGTATCAAGCGCGCCATCGGTGACGTTAAGCTCGGCTGCGCTTGCCGTGACTCCACCCAGCGCAGCCAGCTCGGTCATATCAACAATAGTTTCAACGCCGGCGGCGCTAGTGGCGACCATTGTTGCGCCCTTATTGAACTTCAGTTTGCGACGGATAACCGCCAAATCAAAAATACGTGTAAGCATGGTGTTCTCCTTTTCTGTGCGGTTCCCCGCTTTGAATTAGCACCCCGAGTCGGATGGCTTGGGGTGGTTGATGCTTTATTACTGCGGACTGCGCAAGATCGACTTCAGCCAGGCTTCGCCCTTGGCAGAATCGCCAATCACGGTGAACGGGTAGATCTCAGCGGAAGAAGGCGGGTAGATGTACTTATCCTCGCCATCCGGGCCTTTGGTCTTCACATTCCCGTAGGTGGTTGCCATAGCCCTTGCAAGGCGTTCGACGTAGCAGCGGCGGACTGTGATTTCTTCTCCGCGCGGGAAGCGCTGACCACGGCCATTGACGTAAACATCTGGCAGCGGGTGCGCATTCTTGTCGGTCGATGAGTGAATGCGAACCGTTACCATCTCGTTCGCAAACGCCATCTCGTCGTGCCACTTCTTTCCACGAATACGCTTACCGTTGGCGTCGAAGCCGAGAGCTTCCAGTGTTCCGCCCATATTGTGACCATCCTGGGCTTGGATTTTCTCGACTACCATTTCGCCATTGGCGTTGAATTCACGCGCAGGCTGGGCCGCGGGTTCATGCTCCTGCGACTCGACCATCTTGCGAATGATCGCGGGCGCGCCGGTAATCTGGCCTGCCTTGAACTCCGCTTCGACTTTTGCGCGCTCATCCGCGCGAATCTTGTTTTCCGCCTCAATCTTTGCGGCTGCAGCTTTCGCCACAGCCTCCGGATTGTCCTTTCTGATGCCTCTTGGCATGTCATTCTCCTTTCAGTGAAAATGCCGCCAACAAGGCGGCTGGTTGATTAAGTCGATTGCGGACGGGTCGGCATGACGCACACGTTCTTGAACGTATGGGTAGTGCCGGTTGCATTCCACGCCGATGTGCCGAGAGTCCATGCCGATGCGCTGGGTGCGCAGCGGTGAACGCTGTAGCCAATCGGGCAGAAGTCGTCGGGCAACGGCGGGAACTGCGGAAGCGTGATGAATGCGCCGGCAGTGGTCGTCACGCCAACTTGCGTGTCCTCGATGCTGCCTTGGCACACTTGGATCGCGCCGGCCGCATTGACACCCCACACGAAGCAGGTTGCTTCATTGTCGCCCAGGGCTATGAAAGCCGCACCGGTACGTGCATCGGTAGTCGGGGATGCGGTATTGGTTTGAGCGGCCAGAGTGGTGCCGAACAGGCCATTGATGACGTGGGCGGTAGTTGCGGTCGTGGTGTAAGTCGCGCCACTGGCAGTACCAGAAGTCAGACCGGCATTGGACAGGTTGATCGTCGCACCGGGAAGTTGCAGAATATCCATTTTGTTCTCCTTGAAAAGAAAAACCCCGCACTAGGCGGGGCTTAAATCATTGTTTTGCTTCGGTTTTACAGCAGCGAGCTTACTCCAGCCTCGATCACGCACATATGGCCGTTGTTCACCACCAAAGCGGCGCTGCGGAAGGAAGCTCCGCAGTAGCCGCGTTGACCCAGCAGGTCGTTTTTGTCGATCTGAGTATGCGGGATGACGTTCATATCGAACGAGTCCTCACCCTTCAGGCCGATGTCAAACACAGCGTTCTCACCACAAACGATGTACGGATACACATCGATGTTGGCAGCGGAGTTGGTCGTGCCGTACAGAGCTGCGTTTGCGCCACCAGCGTCGGCATAAGCTGCCAATTCCGGGGACAGGATAAAGCGGAACTCTTCGCAGGAACCGATCTCTTTCGGGCTGATCAGCTTTGTGCCGGCGTACTTGGCAACAGGAACGAAGCCAGGCAAGTCGCGCACGTCAGCGGCGGCATCGGTATGCACCATCACGAGGAATGCTTCTTCAATCGCAGAGGTGTCATATTCGGGGCCGGGGCGGATGATGCTAGACTTCTTGCCGGCATGGTTCGCCAGCAGGCCGCGAGCGGCACGGCGCAGAACGGTCAGGCTGATCGCTTCGTCAGTGGTTGCACGAGTTGTACCGCCTGCATACACGACGTTGGTACATGCCTTCATCACGCCATAGCGGATCATTTCATGCACCAGACCCATGCGCTTACCCATCACCATTTCCATATCTTTGGGGATGTCGTCCTCGTGCAGGTCAGCCGTCTTGTTGCTCCAGCCGTAGATAGCGCCGTACTCGTTGATTTGCACGTTTACATACTGATCAGTCAGAGACTCAGCGGACGGGGTTACGCCTTCCTGCAGCAAGTGGGCAGCGGCGGTCACAGACCAACGGTTGATGGTGTTGGCGTTGGTTGTTGCACCGCCAGTTGGGATGATCCGGCGATAGCTGATGTTGCCGCCCTTATTCTTCGGTATCTGCTTCATTTCGCAGCCGAGGCCGAGAACAATGGTTGGATCGATGAAGGCGAATGTCTCGCCCAAGATTTCGTTGATTCGGCCAGGGGATGCGCCGTAGAATTGAATACCCATGATATTGCTCCTTGTGTTTGGTTACATTCGCTTGCCCGCGATCTTGTCGTAGGCCGCTTGTCTGATTGCTTTGGCATCAGGCTCACCTTTAATGGCTTGCTTGGTGCCGTTTGTTGGCATCACCGCTGCAGCAAGGCGTTTGCTCGGTTGAGCTTCTTCCTTCTTTGCGGATGGTGCGCTGGGCTTTTGGGTCTTGGAGATAAGCCATTCCTTGTGCTGGTCCAGCATCTCAGCGACATAGTACGGATCGGTTGAGTTGTCGAAGCGCTTGAGCGTGCGTTCAGGGAGAGTTTTCTTCCATTCCGCGTACTCAGTCGTGTCTCGAACTTCCTTCCAGTCAGGATGAGCCTCGGAAAGAATCTCCAATGCACCCTGAATCTCTGCCTGCTTTGCTGCTTGAATCCGCTCGGAAACGAGCTTGTCAACATCACCACCTGATTTCGAGGCAATCACCTTGGAGATCACGCCTTCCATCTTGTCTGCCAACTCGGGGAATTCACCCCGCAGATCGGCCAGCAATTCTTTGGCGTCGGCTACGTTCGCAACCGTCTCAGCTTCCGTGGTCTGCGTTTTAAGTCGCCCCTGAATCTCGTCAATCTGTTGCTTGAGAGAGCCATAACGACCGCCGGCATCACGAAGTTGTTTCTCCAAACCAGGAATACGTTGCACCTTTTCCAGCAAATCTTTCGCCTGGTCGTTGGTCAAGATCGGTTCAGGCGGCTCTTCAGCGGTCTGGGATTCTTGAACGACGTCGACGGGTTCTTTGTCGGGGTTTGCTACTCGGTCATACGCTGCCTGTACTGCACTCGCTGTTTCTGCCTGCGTTGCTTCGGTTTGAACTTCAGTCGTTACTTCGCCAGCATCACCAGTTTCAGTTGTCATGTTTTTTCAGCTCCAAAACAAAAATCCGCTCAAGGCGGATCACATCGGTTCACGGCAATAAAAAAGCCTGCACAAGGCAGGCTATTGCGGATCACCACTACATCGGGGGTCGGTTGCCCAGCGCCCGAGATTCTTTACTCGTCGTATTCAACCTTCGGCTTTGGTGTACCAAGGTCGAGAACTGCTTTCGCTTCGCGTATCCTTCCGCGCAGCACATCAGTTTCAGACGGACTTAAATTCTTGTCGTTCTCGGCGCGCAAAGTCTGAATGCGCGCTTCGTAGTGCTTCCTGATCTTGTCCCAGACCGGGCTGGAGAGTTCTGCTTCGGTGAGGATCATTACATCATCCGCGCGAAGTTTCGCGCAGCCTCTTCGCCTTCTCGCGTCGGCTCAAAACGAGCGAATGGCGCAAGCCCGCTTTCCGCGAAGTGCGGATCGAGTATTCGCGCATGGCGTATATGTAAGCACGAAACGCCACGGTACACGCAGATTTTCACGCCCTCAAAGTTCGTGCAGTCGAGGTATTTAATTTTCGCCACCACGTTGCATCCAATTTGTTCAACTCCCAAAACCTCAAACCTTCCAGGATTGGGGTTCGGTGCTGGCGCGACGGCGCTTGTCGAAGTGCAACTCTTGCAGCTCTTAAACAGTCCCATCTAAATATCCTTTCACCGATATTCTGAGCAATAAAAAAACCACCCGAAGGCGGCAAACTCAATTATTCAGAGCGAACTCCGCCCGCATGCGCGAATTCTGCATGAACTTTCCTGCAAAAGCAAGCGATATGTCATTGTTTCGCGTTACTTTTGAAAGGCTTGCCCATCGGGTGCGCGCCCCCCAGGTTCAAAACTTGGCTGCGCTACCTGCGGCGGCCGCATCGTCTGCCTTGCCAGCGCGATCTGCGTCCTGAGTTTCACGGCCTCTTTCGCCAGTCCAGCCTTCAGCTCGTCGGTCTGCATGGTCTGCTCACCACCAAGCTGTGCGGCGGCAATCTGTGCGTCTACGTTCTTCTCCCACTGCGTCAGCGCGCGGTCCAATTCGGCTTGGCTTGCCTCAAACTGGCGCTTCTGCTCATCCGCCTGCTGCTTGGCGGCGAACTCTGCCTGGCGGCCTTCTTCGCGCATCTTGGCAATCTCCAAGCGGGGATCTTGCGCGCCGGACTGATTCTGGGCGGCCTGCTGCAGCTGCTGTTTCTTCTCGTCAGACAGTTTGAGCTTGTCGGCATCGAATCGTTGTGCCTTCAGGAATTCCTGCATCACTAGCTCTGGATCAAGGCCGAATATCGGGTTGGCCGACGAACCCAGCATCTGCATCAACACCTGAGACTGCATATCCCGCTCGATCAGCGCCGACGAACCGCGCGCATCGATGGTGAAGTCGCCCTTCATTGACTCATCCTCGACGTGCATCAGCAGCCACTCATAGTACCTGCCGATATGGGGTTCAGTGATCTGGTCGTCAAAGATGCGGGCAATGCGGCGCAGGACTGAGGAAGCGTTGTTGTTCAGCATGGTCATGCCGCCAACGGTGTCCGGCGAACGGCCAAGCTGCCCCTGCAGAAGCATCGGCAAACCAGTCTCGTCCTCGGCGCGCTGCATCCAGAACTGGATGATCGCCATCAGCTCTACCTGCATCGATGGCGCCAAAATCCAAGTGAACGCTTTGCGCACATCGTCCAACTCGGCACCTTCTACGGTGTAGTAGACCTTCTGCGCGCCAAGGTTCCACTTCCCGTCTGCCGGCACAATCTTGCTGCGGTCGATGATCAGGATCGGAGATCCGGAAGCCCCAGCGTTGTCCATCAGGTTTCTGGTAGCGGCGTTCACCCCGTCCTGACTGGTGCGCATCTGCCTTGCTACTCCGATACCAGCCCAATGTCCGGCGCGGCGCTGCCACGGCATCACGTCATACGGGAACTCGCCGGAGTCCAAGGGTTGTAAGGTGGCCTTGATCACCAGGTCATTTACCATCACCACCAGCGACGGGAACTGCTTGTTCTTGTCCTCGTCTTCGCAGGCACATTCAGGCTCTTCCATGCCTTCCTGCTCTGGCGCTTCACTTTCTTCAGAGTGTTCATCTGGATCTCCGCCTGTAAGTGCTGGCATATTGTCGAATCCAGATTCGATTTCCGCAAACTCCGGACTTCCCTGATTCTCATCCAAGTCTGGCGCATCCATCAGACCGACAGGATCTTCCTCGGCAGGCTCTTTCTCGAACTTGTACCCTGCAGTCTCTAGGTCGTCTTTGGTCAGGTATCCGGTGAAGTACCAGATGTCGAACATCTCTTTGTCGTTGGCCTTTTGGCCGCGCGGGCGCTTGGATGTTCCGGTTGCTCTATTCTTTGGGCCTTCTTCAATCGCTTGGTCGATGGCGCTGGCGATATAAGACGGATCGCGCTTCAGCTCGGAAAGCTGTCTTGCGTTGATCTGGTCGTATTCGAAGATGTGCTTGCCGTTGTGGATCGATTCTCCACATGCGCCATCCGGGTACAGGTTCCAGACCGAGATGCAGCGGCTCTTTGGCACCAGTTCGTCCTTGATGATCATTCCAATGCCGGCCAACGCCTTCACCACTGCGCGCTTGCGCACGTTCTCGGGGAACGGCCCCTTGAGTACGCCGGTCCCGATACGGGCAGAATCCTCGATCACCTGGCGTCCTTCGCCGTGGTATCCGCACTGTACCAGCCAGTCGTTGATCTGCTTCTCGGCCTTTTCGCAGGACTCTTTGGCCTGCTTCATTTCTTCTTCGGCCATGTCTGCGTTGGTGGCTTGCTTCTGCACTGGCCCGGTTACAGGTTGTCCGTCCGGCCCGATAACAGGCTGGTCGCCATTCATCTGCGGCTGCATCACAGGCTGGCCGTTCTCGTCCACCAGCGTCTTTGTCACCGGGTTGCCATCGGCATCTACGGCTGGGCTGAAGTCTTTGGCTTTGTTGATCAGGTCGGGGATCGGTGTCGGCCGCATTCCGAAGTTACTGTCATCGGTCGGGAATAGCATGTCGGCCAGCTTGGCAGAGGCAGCATTCACATAGGGCCGCGTGATGTTCACGAACACCGTCGAACGGCTGGTCTTCTTGCTCTTCGATTTCTCGATGACCACCCGGCCATCAGGAGAGGTTGGTTTGATTGCCTTTCCATCTCGGTTGGCGTCGTCAATCCCCTGGAAGTATTCCTCGTCCTCCAGCCATTCAGCTTCGATGCCTGAATCTGCCCGTGCCTTTACGGCTTCGTCGCGCAGGGTCTTGAGGGTGTTGCCGAGCGCCGCCAACTTTGCAGAGCGGTCTTCGTGTTCTGTATTTTCCATTGTTTACCTCCGGCAGCGCCGGTAAAGTGGGTAGTTCCAAACGCTTCCAATTACGACAGATCCGTAGAATGTTGGTCGAAACACAATCGGCGGATCCACATATCCCACCTGCCAATATCCATCCGCTACATACCCAGGAAACGAGACATATTGGCCTGCGCTTCCGTGATGAATCACATGCTCATAGAACGTCGGTTCAACATCAGCGCGTTGCGGCAGAACCGTTTGTGGACCGCCGCCTTGCGCTAAGTCGTGATCGTAGAAAACTGGAATTATGACCGCCAGTTCCGGCGCCAAACCAACAGTTCCAACTGAAGTGGATGGTGTGTAAAAGGATGGGGCTACATCCACTCGCGCCGCGGCAAGCCCGACTGGTCCAGTGGATGCTGCGTGTGCGTAGAAGACAGGCGTTGCGTCGGCGCGCGATGCTGTTAGACCAACGGCTCCTGCAGTCACCGAGGGCGCGTAGAACGCAGCCGCTTCATCGTATCGATTCGGGTTGAGTAACTGCACCCCGCCGAACTGCTCCACGCTGTGCGTGTAAAAACCGGGCGATACGTCAGCGCGAGCTGCTGTCAGACCGACAGGCCCTGCTGCGACAGTAGCTGCGTAGAACGCCGGAGCTACATCAGCGCGAGCCGCGGTCAGATTGACTGTTGTTGTTACTGTCGGCGCATAGAACACCGGCGCTGCGTCTGCGCGCGTTGAAGTAAGGCCGATAGCGCCGGCAGTGACGACAGCGGCAAAGAACGAGGCCGCAACTGTGAACAGTCCGGGAGTCAAATCTTGGGTCGCCGGACCGGATGACTCGACGGGGTAAGTGTCAGACATCCATTGCCGACCAGCAATGGATGTTACTTTGTTCCCGTTAAGTTTGTACCGTATCGACATTATTCACTCACAAGAATAAGCTGCCCGTTGTAGTTAGTTGCGGTAGTCGCTGGCTTGCTCACTTCAAGGAAGGCCAAGCAGGCATTGTCGAATATCGTCGTCGCATTGAAAGCTGTGTTGATGCCGTCTTTCGTGCAGACCATATTCGCTATCGGGCAGGCCATGAACGCAATCGGATGCCCGACCACGAAGTCGATCGTTCCTGTCGCCACGGAAGCAGAGCACTGCATTTGTGTCAGGGCTTTAACGCCCACGTCACCGGCAGCCAAAGGCATGGACCACCGCCCTACGGCTAAGTCGATACCGTGAACAACACATGCAGACACACCAGTAGCCGAAGGTGCGGACTGTCCAGCAGTTGACGCTTGGTTCGTGTATTGGCACACCGTCCAGTTGTGGGCGGTTGCGGCGAGAACCGTGGTCGGGTTAGATGGAAAAAGGAAATTCCCACCGATGTAGTCCGCGTTCGTGGCTGTGCCGGACTGGTAACGGCTGAACGTGCCAGATACAGCCTGCGTAGCCGTAGACGCCATCGTCTTTGCAACAGAGAACAGCCTGTCGTATAGCAATAAAGTGTTCGCAGCAACAGACGCGGAAGGCTCGCCAGTGATGAAGTGAAGAGTATTCGCACTCGATGGGTTGACGAACGGGAGCGCACCTGTTGTCGCACTCGTTGGGGAAGTCCCTCCGGGGGCGGCAGCGCCGGCCGCGCCAGCACTCGGCATACCTGTATTCGTCCACAGGTCGTTCGAGTTACCAATCGCGTTAGCGGCTGTGCCTGTTTTTGTGAATAGCGGATACTGCCCTTTGCCACCAGTACCGGCAGCTATCAAGGCCGATAGACTAGCAAACGCACCATGCTGATTCCTGAACCGAGGATGGTTTACCCGATTGTGCATCGCTGCCTGCGCTGCTTTTCGTTCTCGATTGATGATGTCCAGCGCGCGATCCTTCGCAGATACTTCTTGCCCAGCGCGAATCTCGCCACAGAAGTCACCTCCAGGCATGGCATATACCAGACCGGGAACTCCATGAATTGCCACCGGATGGTAAAAATCCTTCATCGCCGCCGACACGCGCGCGACTTCCTCCGCACCCAGCCAAGTCTCGAGCCGCTGTGCGTGAGTGTGATTCCCTCTGCTGTTTTCGATAATCATGCGCACTCTCCCAAGTATTCGTCTGCGTTCTCCGGCGTAATCCAGTTCATTCCGTCAAACGTAGCACACGGCTCACCTACGCCGTCTTTATTGAACCCGATCACCTTGCCGCACGCGGAACATACGAACACAGCGTCGGTCGCAGTCTCTTCTTGAAATATCAACGTATGAATCATGTGTCACCTCATGGGTAGAACGGCGGTGTGCGAAGTGGAGTGTTGTCTTTGTCTGTTTCGTAGTGCAGGTCAACAGTGAGCGCCCAGATAGACTGTGTGAAGGTGTCCTCTGGCGAAGTGCCATCGCGGTACATTCTCATGCACACCAGAGAGTCCACATTTACATTCGTTCCTGGTATCCCGAATCCCTCCGGCATCTCTGCTACCCAATGAGTAAGCCCTGCCCCTGCTGGTATGGTCACATTCAGGTACAGCGTCTGCGCCACCGGGAAAATGTGTGAGCCAGTCGGGTCATCCACCCTCCGCGCTTGCGTGTACTTGAACGCGAGCCTGACTACTCCCCCGAGATCGGTAGTTGTCACAAAGTGTAGGTGCGGATACTGCATTGATGCCACTTTGTAATCGTGCTTCATGTGAAAGTTCGCAAAACAGGCGTAATTCTGCCCTGTCAGGAACTCATACCCACACATTCCATCAGCCCACTCGGTCACGGGTGGTGCATCGGGCCCGCTGATCGCGCGAATCTGCTCTACGTTGTCATTCCATCCTGGGGCACCTACGCGCGTGTTTGCCGCGACTGTCAATGTCGTGCTCGCGTTCAAGCTGGTGAAGCTGCCAGCATTTCTTGTAGAAGCCCCTACTGCACCATTGAACCCTGACGCATCAATGAAATAGCTTCGAGTCCAAGGAGCATCAACTCCTGGAATATGCCCTGCTGTCGTGGTCTGGCTGTCGAATCGCTGATACAGACCACTCTCGCCGAGGCCGAATATGACGCAGGCTTCCGCCTCATCAACAGCAAGAAAATCACCTGTAGCAGGATTGATCGCACAGTTATGTGATTGGTAATACATCACCCACTCGCCAAACAGTGTGTACAGCGCCCCGAATGAGTTCGTCCAAGTACCGTCACGCAACTTCGAGGGGTCAGTGCTGCGTGTGCTGATATCGCCGTTCGACGCGACTACGATCTCCCCGCCGTGCAGCGCGGTGAAGTTGCCGTCCACCTCCCCGTAGGTCAGCTCGCGGCCAAGCCCGGCTCGGGTGACAACGGTCACGATCAGCTACCGATCTTGAAGATGCCGGAGGCGTTCCAAGTCACCGTAATATCCCCACCGTTAGGGGTCACCGGCAGCCCGGTTACGCCGGTATCGATATATGCGATCAGCGGCCAGGTGGTGTTCGCGCCAGCGTTCTTGCGATACAGCACGAGAGCCTCGACCGTGTTGCCGGTGACCGCTGTGTATGTCAGGTTGTCGCCGTCGAAGATCCCGGTAACTTGGGTCTTGGTCAGAATCTCCTGGTCGGTGCCAACAACGCCGGACAGACTGGAATAGAACTGGTGCGCAGCACTGTACGTGTACGTGCCAGTGTCCACTAGCGCAGCAAACACGCCAGTCGCGCCTTCCGCCGAGTTCAGCAGGTTGTTCGACGTGCCCTTCATGATTTCCTGCGCCCACAGGGGGTAGACTGCGTTTGCCATGATGCCCCCCCGGGTTAAGCGCCAGCCAACTTGGCAATCTGCGCCTGAACTGCGGCCAGACGTTTCTCGGCATCGGATGCTTTCTTGTTCGCGTCTTCGGCCTTGGCTTCTGCTGCCGCACTGGATGCAAGGGCTGATTCAAGCACGATTTCCGCTGCGCTGATCTCTTTCTCGATCCGGCCTTTGCGCACCTCAACTTCCTCCATTGCGGCATTGGTGTACTCTTTTGCTTGGGCTTGGGCTTTAGCCAGGTAAGCGGCAGCATCCGAATTGGCTTGCGCGAGGATTGCATTGGCTTGGGTGGTAGCTGCATCTTCCACGCTTTGGGCTGTGCTTTCGGCCAACTTGATCTTTTCCAGCACATTTGCAAGGTCATCGCGGGCTTTGCCGGCCTCGACCGCGTATTTTTCAGCGGCTTTCTTGGCCTCGGCGGCGGCCTGGTCCAGAGAACCGATCTCTTCCAGAGCCTTCGCGGCCGACATCAGACCCTCGTACCGAACCGCTTCACGGCGAAGCGCATCTGCTGCATCATTGTATTTGCTCATGGTTTATCCCCTCTTGAAACCGCGACGGGCGATCATCGTGCATGTGATCGCTGCACCTGAACCTGCGGTCGTAAGGTTCGGCCTGGTGAATTCCGGTGTTTCGGAGATGATTTCGATTGAGTCAGCCGTCTTGGCAATGGCATTGCCCTGTGGATCGGTCAGGGCCAGCCATGTGGAGTTGTCGCCGCCCTGCATTGCCGCAGTTGCCCCGCCCCACGTCCCGGTGAAATACACGGTTCGGTCGGCGAACTCAGACCACTTCGTCCCGATGGGTTGCCCATCGGCGTTTGCACTGGTGAGCGCCCACGTAAACTTGAACACTTGGCTATTGCCGGAGATGTCCACTGGTACTACAGGTACTGTTGCCATGTTGAACTCCTAAAGAAAAACCCGCCAGAAGCGGGTTGTGTGAAATGTGGAGCGGGAACCAAGATTCGAACTTGGATATTCTGCTTGGAAGGCAGATTAAGACCTTTCTTACCCGCTTGAAGTTGGTGGCTTGGACTGTCCATCCCAAGCGTCCTCATCCTACCCCACTGGGCCATCGGATGCGCTCTGTCTAGATTCTGAGCTACACCAACACGGCTGGAATCGACTGTTTCCTTTCAGAGCCATCCAATAGCTGCGCGGGCGTAATGGCAGATTTTTCGATTCCATGCGTCTTGATGCTCAGAACAAATTGTACCACTCAGTAGTTCATCGTGCTATTCAGTTGCTCTGTGTCGTAGGTGGCTTTAGGCAACGGTTTTACCCCAGTCTCATGCTCCGGGTCCCATCCCTGCGCGAACTGCTGAAATGCGTCGGCGCCATGTGAATGCTTATCGTGCATCGGCTCGTCGCTCCAGTTGCCTATAGCTTCGTTCCACTTCTTGCGGTAGTTGTCCAGACACTCTATGCCCTTGGCGCACTGCACCTCATGGAAATAGCACTCTGACAACCTCGATCTTGCCATGTCGATTGCCATGTACTTCTGCGGGATTCGAGGAACAACGCGCACCTTTACGCTGGGAAATAGTTTCTTAATCTCCGACTCTGCTGTGTTTATCGACACAACGCTCTGATCACCTGCATCGTGCGGCAGGTAGATGTTTTTGAGCAAGTAGCCCTTTTTCTGGATCTCGCGCGCATAGAAGTCCAGCGTCTTGCCCTCATCCTGGAGGTAGTCGATCATGCGATGCTCAAGGGCTGCATACTGATGAAACCAGATAGCAGTGGTGTCTCGCCCAAGATCGAAGTACAGATTGACCCCAACATTGGTGAGGATCGGTATCGGCCTGATTCTTCCCTGCTTGCGCGCTGCAGCCATCTGGATACCAAAGTACCGTTCTTCCATAGCTCCGCTGAATGCCTCTTCTGGTGTTGACGGGTATTCTTGCTTCATGTCTTCCTTGTACAACCTGCGCTTTACCGCGTACCACGCAACCTGCGCGTCATCGACAAAGACCCCCTGCTCTTCCAAGTCATCGAAGTATTCCAGAATGTCCGGCTCGATCATCACCCCATCAGGGTTGAGCCGATAGCTTTCCTTCTTCCACCATGGGTAGAAGTGAAGCTTGAATTCCATGTCGTTCGGCGGCTTAATGCGCTTTCCAACCTCATCCA